TGACGACGTTGTGTCTATCAGCATCGAATTCACGGGAACGGGTGCGCTGACCTTTGAAACGGCGGAATAAACGGAGGAACAGTAAATGAAAAAGGGTGTAACTATTACTCTCGACAAACCGAGAACACTTCGCTACGGAATGAACGCCTTGGCGAAAATCGAAGACATCACGGGTAAGTCCATTCTTTCGCTCGACCTTAACAAAGTCGGCATCAAAGACTTGCTTGCCATCGTGTACGGCGGTCTGTACCACGAAGACAAAACGCTGACTCCCGAAAAGGTAGGCGATTTGATAGACGAATACTCGGACATCAACGAAGTGGCGGAAAAAATCGGCGAAGCTCTAACCGCAGCATTCGGTGGAGAGAAGACGGCCCAGACCGTAACGGCAACGCCGGGGGAAAAGTAACCGCCGCTTTTGACTTATTCGCATTATCCGAACAAGCCGTGGTAGCGTGGGGAGTCGATCCATTAAAGGTCGGGGAATACACACCGTATGAGCTAGCACTTATAGCCAAGCAGAAAAAGAAAACAGACCAAAACGAGTTTGAGAATCTGCTGTGTCTTGCTTGGCACACGGAGGCTCTCGCACGGCAAAGAAAACTGCCACGGCTTGAAAAACTGCTCAAAGAGGCGAGGAAGAAACCGAACCAAAAGGCAAGCAATAAAAGTGATGCGATACTAAAAGCAATGGCGGCGGCAAAGGGCGTCATAATCAAATAAGGGAGGTGAGGATATGGCGGTTATTAGAAACCTAGTCGTGAAAATAGCGGCGGATATATCCTCGCTCTCGAAAGGGTTACAAGACGCACAAAAAAAAATACAAAAGGTGTCGGCATCGTTTACAAAAGCAGGAACGAAGCTCACGGCAAGCATAACAGCTCCGCTTGTGGCATTAGGAACGGCGGCAGTTAATGTGTCGCAGACCTTTGAGCAATCAATGGCGAATGCGGCATCAGTCGCAGGTGCAACAGGGGACGAACTCAAACGGATGACCGCTCTCGCCAGAGAGATGGGCTCAAAGACCGTATTTTCGGCATCGGATGCGGCGGACGCTTTATACTACATGGCATCGGCAGGCTATAAGGTTGACCAAATGGCAGACTCCATAGAGGCGACCTTGAACCTTGCCTCGGCAACGCAAAGCGACCTTGCATTCACTACGGACACGGTCATATCAACGCTGAATCAGTTCGGTCTCGAAGCCAACCAAGCGGAAAGGGTAACGAACGTATTCGCCGCAGCGATAGGCAATTCAATGGCGAATATGGAGAAGTTATCCAACTCTATGGGCTACGTCGGGCCTGTGGCAAACAGTCTCGGATACGGGATAGAAGAAGTCACGGGTGCGCTGTCCGTGCTATATAACGCAGGCTATGACGGATCGACCGCAGGCACATCCTTGCGACAATCGCTTGTCGCACTTATGAATCCGTCCGCCGCAGCACTCGGTGTGTTCGAGGAATTGGGTTTGTCGTTTGAAGATGTGAACCCTGCCACGAACGACCTCGCTACAATCATTGATAGGTTGGGCAATGCGGGAATGGATACCGCCCAAGCAATGAAGGTGTTCGGAGCGAGAGCAGGTCCGGGGATGCTTGCACTTATGTCCGCTGGCGGCGATGCGGTTCGAGATATGACATCGTCAATCACGGGAACGAACAAAGCAAGCGAAATGGCGGCGATGCAGCTCGACACTCTGCAAGGGCAAGTCAAACTGTTGAAATCGGAGTTGGAGGAAATTGCGATATCGTTCGGCGATGTGTTAATTCCGATAATACGACAGTTTATTCAAAAGTATATTTCGCCTTTGACCGCAAAACTTATGGGGCTGTCTATGGGGACGAAGAAAAACATCGTAACCATAGCACTCTTGGCGGCGGCGATAGGACCGCTCCTTTTAGTGGTCGGAAAACTCGTTGGGAGCATAGGCACGATTATGAAAGTCGGGTCAATGCTGTTCTCGAAAGTCGGATTGATTATAGCCGCAATCGCAGCGGTGGTCGGTGTGGTTACCTACCTATGGAAGACCAACGAAGACTTCCGAAATGCCGTAACCAAGATATGGGAAAAAGTCAAGGTTATAATACTCAATGCGGTCAATGCGATAAAAGAGTGGTGGGCGAAAAACGGGCAAAAACTCATAAACAAAGTGGTGTCCACAGTCAAAGCCATTTGGAAAGTTATCAAGACCGTCTTCAACAAAATCAAGCCGTTCGTGGTCAAAGTTTGGAACTTCGTCAAAGACGTTATAATCGACGTTGTAACGGCAATCCGAAAGTTTTGGGAAACCAACGGCGAAAAGATATGGAACACGGTCAAGACGATTTTCACGAATATTTGGATGTGCGTGAAGAGTGCGTTCAGCATTATTGGGGACGCATTAAATAAATTCTTCTCGTATGTCCGACCGATATGGGAAAAGCTGAAAAGCCTTTTTGCATCCCTTTGGGACACGATAGTCGAATTGTACGAAACCTTAAAACCCGTCTTTGACCTTATAGGCGGACTAGTTATGACCTTATGGGGTGTGGTGTCGAGCGTACTCGGAGCAATTATCGAAGCACTCGGACCGTTCCTCGAAGCGGTCATTGACGTGGCAAATGCGATACTTGACATCATCAAAATCGTGTGCGCTGTTCTGCGTGGCGACTGGTCGTCCGCTTGGGAATATATGCAGGACTTCGCAGGCAACATTTGGTCGGCGATAAAGAACATCTTCCTTGGCATTTGGGAATTTATCAAGGGGTTCGGCGAGAACCTTGTGTCCTTCTTCGGTAACTGCGGCGAAACGATAGGCAACATTTTCAAAAAGGTATGGGAAGGGGTCAGCGGATTTTTCAAGAATATTTGGGACGGAATCTGCTCGATGTGCGGATGGATTTGGGACAAAATCACGGGTCTGTTTTCAAGCATCGGCGACTTCTTCACGAACCTTTTCAAAGACGCATTTAATTGGGGTAAAAACCTAATCTCGAATATCGGGGACGGAATACAAAGTGCGTGGAATTGGGTAGTGGACGGAGTCAAGAGCGTAGGACAATCAATCGCCGACTTCCTAGGGTTCGGCTCACCGACCAAGAAAGGTCCGGGGCATACGGCTGACGAGTGGATACCTAACCTAATGGACATGATGGCGCAGGGAATGTACGAAGACATACCGATGATGCAAAGAGCCGCAATCGAAGTAGCGAACACACTCGGACTAGTAACTTCGCCGAACCAAGCAATGGTAGGGACAGGAACAAGTCCTAACGGCGACCTATTAAATGGTTTATTGCAAGGAATTATGGCGATGAACGGAATGGGCGGAGCAGACGAAAAGGAACTCGTGATGCAGATAGACGGGCAGACCTTTGCACGGCTTATGCTGCCGAAGCTGTCGAGAGAATACAAACGAAACGGCGTAAATCTACAGGGGGTGTAAAATGGATTTTTTCAAAGTGAATAACAAGAAAATAAAAGCACCCACGGATATAACCGTATCGCCAGAGATACTCGATAAGGCGGAGCGGACGGTGGACGGGACAATGGTCATCGACATCGTAGGTACGAAACGCAAGGTGGACGTGAGTTGGGAGTACCTTTCAAAAGAAGATATGACCACACTCACGAAAGCCATTGGCGGAGATAAATTCGCCGAGATAGCATTCCACGATAACAGCACAGGCAGTCTTGTAACGATGACAGCACGGTCGGAGGGTATAACGTACCAACCTCATTATGATTGGGCGAAAGGCAAGATTATGTGGAAAAGCGTGTCGGTAACCTTTACGGAGAGATAGTCTATGGAATACTCGAATAATCCCCGTAGGGTTTACGGGAAAGTGGAAATCGTATATGCGGACGAAGAATTGAGCCGAGATGTCAAGGTGGCGGTCAGCGGAAACTCGAAGATAAGCCACCCGATAGAGGTCTATCACTTACCGAGCGAACCAACGGTCAAAGCCTGCACGATGGACGGAAACTCCACGATGGACGGCACGTTCCAAATGATGGGCGATGACCTAGTCGTGGGGTGGTGGAGCGACAAGGGAGCAGATAAAAACGGAGTGTACGCAAACAAACCGTACATAGAACTCACATTCAATATGCGACCGATAATCTATTGGAGAATAGTCGGAGATAAGAAACTCAACCAATATCCCGAAGACTTCACATTGCAGTATAAAAGAAACG